GCGTTCATCGCATCTTGCTCCGAATGTGGATCATCGATGATAAGTAAATCCGCACCACGGCCCGTGATTGCTGATCCAACACCGGCTGCGTAGTATTCACCACCTTGTTCGGTTTCCCATTTACCCGCGGCTTGTGAATCTTCTTTGAGTCTTGTTTTAAATATTTCTTGATACTCTGGACTATCAATTAAATTTTTTGCTTTACGACCGAAACGTATTGCTAGTTCTGTGGTGTGGGTAGTTTGGATTATCTTAAGGTCTGGTTTACGTCCTACCATCCATGCCGGTAATAAGTTAGAAGCGAACTCAGACTTAGTATGTCTTGGTGGCATATTAATAATAATTCTTTTACACTCACCTTTAGCCAGACGGTTAAATTTTTCTGCAATTTTTTTGTGATGATCACCTTCTATAAATTCAGGCCATACATGTTTAGTAAAAGTTAAGAAGTCGTCGTGGGCAGCGGATTGCTTTTTCTTTTCAGCCAACTTAATGGCATACTTCATAAATTCTTTTTTGACGTCAGCGGGTAATTTTTCTAGGTCTTCTTTTCGCATAAATTTTTGCAGAATTTTTTGAGCTTCTGTTTCCTTCCCATAATGGTTTTATAGCATGTGTATGTCTAAATCAAACCATAAAGAGTAAAGCTCTGGGACCCCTATCTTGTTGGGTTGGGTGGGCCCGGTCGTTTGCAAGCAAAACCCAAAATGGACAGGGACCCCTCGGGGTGGGCCCGCCCGTTAACAGGAATATGGGTACAACCTATGGTTGCGGCCCGTTAGGGCCGCGACCCATATTGGACAGATAGTCTATTGACTATCTGGGATAATGTGTTAGTCCAACTCCTTAATCTTTTGGTACACTACAACTTTCCCTGCAATAAAATCGCCAGGGATGTTTACATGTCCTGTTCTATGCATCCATCTAAACCACGCATTAGTAGCACGTAAATTCTTTTTAATGAATTCAGGTCCTTTGCATTTAGATTCTTCATCGCACCACATATCAAACGTTCTATTTGATACGTCCTTATCATAACCTGATTGACGCTCTATTGTAGAACATCCTATCAGTTTATACATTTGGTCAAACGTTGGTTTAGCTGGTGCCTCGAATACTGTCTCTGTATTGTCAGCGTCATCTTCCCAAACGTACACTCTGTATTTTGCTTTTGTCATATTATCCCTTTGTTAATTGTTAATGGGATAATCTAACATAGTAATCTAAACCTGTCAATGTTATTTAATTTTATATATGTAGTCTTCTTTGGGGTGGGCCCGCCCGCGCACAGGAATATGGCGAATTGTGGCAGAAGTAAGGCAGGACGCCGTTAGGCGTCCGACCCATTTTGGACATACAGTCTATTGACTAGACTGGGATAATATAGTAGCCCAAATTCTATTCACATTTTTAAATTGTTTCTAATCCATTGTTCCATAAACCTTGCCCTTGCCTCGTCATATCCCTCGTTCCAAGGTAAGTTATATTCTCGTTGTTGTTGCCACTCAACCCAAGGCGTTGGCTCACTTGCCTTTCTGGTCATCTTAAATTGTTCGCCGACCATTGCTAGTATTCTGTCCTTATACATTTCAAAGTATTCGTGCAAACAACCTTGACTGCAAAACATACCAAAGTACCCTCTTGCAGTTCTATTTACATAATAAGGCTCAGCTGACTTCTTAGCTCTTTTTCTGTCAGTAGTATTATTAAAATGACACAATCTATTTTGACAATATTTAGTCATTAAAATATCTATCCAATCGTCTTGATAGTTCTTCTTCCTTTTTGCGTTTCCTCTCATCTCGCCATAAGAGGAAACCCATAAAAAGACAAACTAATATTATTAATAATAGTTCTTTGTCCACTACTCCCTTTCTTTCCAAGTCATAGGATTTTTAGCACAACGCCATTGATTGCCATTTTCATTTGGCTCGGCGTCTAAATCCCAATAGATAAAACACATCTGACCTTTTGCCGAGAGATATGCAGTACCTTTTGTTTCTGTGTTTGGTTTTGTCCAAGTGCCTTTTCTAGTTATAATCTTTTTATGCTTGTCAGCATAATAAGTTATATAAAAGTTATTTGGTATTTTTATTTGCGTTTCAGTTTTCATATTATCCTTTCTATGTTATATGTGGGATATTATCATATCCCACATATAAGTCAACCTTAATACTTAGTTGATATTTGTGCCTCATAACTATCTCTAGCTTTTTCTTTCGCTATTTTTTCGTTGCCCTCTAAGTCTATAAATAAAGGGTGGAAAGTTTTATCTTCTGTTGTATTTAACAACTGAAGTGCTTTCATTTTTTCGTGTATTCTGCCGAAGTCTTTGTCTTGTGCCTCAACTGAATAACTATCGTCGCTGATGTCAAACTTCAGCCTTGAGATTATTAGGTACATATTATCCTTTTGTTAATTGTTAATGGGATAATATTAACATATCCCATTAACATAGTCAAGCATTAATTTGCTTGTCCTTGTCTTTCTGCCATAGCTTTTTTATACATAGCAATCTTATCCTCTCGGCTCATAGTAGTCTTATTCATAGACTTAACTCTATCTGCCAAGTTCTTTGGATTATAAATAACAAGCCCAGTAGAATTAACTCTAATAATTTCTGCGTCAGAAATATTACAACCAAGTTGATTTGCTAGTTCAATACCCTCGTCAAGATACCTATAAGATTTCAAGCCCATTTTGATTTCTTTCATTTGGTTTTGCAAAGTTTCAATCCACTTTTCGTGGCATTGAATTAACTGACCTTTAGCACCTTGCCATTTCATAAAGATTTCAAATTCTTGTGGAGTACAATCTATTTGTCTATCTCTACAATACTCACGACCAATCAAATCAATCTCAAAGTCTTTATTCCACTCATTGACTTTTCTGTTTGTCTTGGCATTATCTTCGCCCCCATATTGAGTGAAACCAAGATAGTCGTCGTTTGCGTGTTTTATTTTAGTCCAATGTGGATTGCTCTCTTTACCTTTCATCTTAATATTGATATCTGGATCGCAACCCTCTTGTCCTTTCAGTTCATCTCTATAATAGGCATAAGCAAATTTATGTTCGTCATCACCACTTGAACGATAAGAAGTTTGTGTATCGTTTCCGTCCACACTTGCACCTAGTCTAAAGTCAAAGTGTTTTGTAAATCTATGGTCTTGCATAACACCTTTGTCATCTGCTTGCTTGCCATTAAACCCAAAATGAAAGCAACTATCTTTAGCAATAGTATTTACATTTTCAAATTTTCTTTGCAAGTACCACGCTTTTTCTATATCATCTGGGGTATAAGTCCTATGTATTACCTCTTTGGCAAGTAGCCAAGTTTGGTCTTGTATAGGTTTTAATTGTTCTCTCGCCTCAAAGTATTTCTGCTTTTCTTCGCAGTCATTTTGAGTAAGAGTTTGTTCAATACGATTACCTATCTTATTTCGGTATTCTGTATTTAGTCTTAATCGTGCCATATATTTTTCCTTTCTTTGTTTTTTATACTTGACATATTATCCCATAATGATTATATTGTCAATATGATAAAGAAAGAAAAATCGTGGGCAAGTAAGCGTGTAAGTGCAATCAATAGAAAAATCGCTAGAGCATTAAATAAAAATGCTATGACGGAAAACTATATTGAGGAACACAACTTTATATGCAACTCAAACGCGAAAAACAAAAAAGAATATAAAGAGGAGTGTTTAGAGTACAAGCAAGAACTAGAAAACGATTTCTGGCACGATTACGCACAAAGAAAAGCGTATTAACAGAATTAAGTTCTAGTTTATCCTTGAGCCCTGACCAGAAGATACATATGTAGGCAATCTAAGTGCACGCAACTTCTGGTCTGGGGTCAAGCGAGAGGGTGGCCTAATTGCGCACAGCCTCGCTTGGCCAAACTTGAGCTCTGAATACAGAGATAGACTGAGGGTATAAACCTCTATAAGAGTGGTGTGGCTTACGGGATTTCTAGACCCGCGAAACCGGTAATCAGACGAGCTCCGGACCCATCCTAGCTTCTGTATTCAGAGGTCAAGCACCTGTCCCGTACGGACAGCAGGCCTGTTACCTGGGTTATTAAAATAAAGCACGCCGGCCTCGGTGTGCTTGGCCAAAGAAAAAACACAATTGAATGATAAAGGATAATCATGAATAAAAAAGAAATACTAGAAGAGATAAGAGCAATACTAAAAGACTATCACTATAACAGTGATACAGAAAACATGTCTAAGGATGTTGTTATCGCTTTGGAAAACTTAATTAAAAACTAAAAGGAAGAAACATGCAAAAAAAGATAGTGATCGAGCTGGAGGGGGCATCAAGCCGGCAGCTACAAACGTTAGCGGCCGAGCTGGCGCTAGGACTACAGCCTTGGAAAAGGTATATAAAATACAAGATCAAGACAGGTAGCAAGCAGTACAAGTTACAGCCGCTGCGCTTCAGGCATCAAACGCAGAGACCAAGCGCACAAGCTTAATTTTTTTTCTTGTGGGTGGGCCCGCCCGTACACAGGAATATGGCAAAAGTATGACGGACCGCGAGCGAGCGAAGCGAGCGAGCAAAAGCTTGACAAGCCTGAACAGCTGGGATATTATAGGAGTAAACAGAAAGGAAAAAGATGAGTGCAGTAAAAAAGAAGAGTGAGACGTGCAAAGAGCAGCTTCGCAGGATGTGCAAGAACATTGCCAACAGCATCACGGACCCCGTGGACAACTCAGAGCATGGAGAACAGGCTAGCGCAGCTAGCTGGATGGAAGACGTCTACGACATTCGTTACATCGTGGACAGGGAGAAACGTTACTACAGCGCTGAGCTGATGGTAGCAGGAGGCGGCCCAACTATATGGGTAAGCCTGAACGAGATGGAGGTCCAAGGCTATTGGGGTGGGGACAGGGTTAACGTGCCCTTCATCGACAACCTGGGCCTAGATGACTATTGCGAGGACATGTATGGCTGCTCATAGAAAGTACGACAGCATTATAACCCGGATCCACAACGAGTGGTGCCGGGTGAATGGTTACCCGGTCCGCGAGCGAGCGAGCCATCCCAACGATTTGTTGGACGCAGAAAATAGTAAACGGTTCGTGGAAGGTGCCAAGCCGCGAGCGAGCGCGAGCAAGCGCGCACAACCTCAGGTTGCAAGCGCTACGCGTCAGACGGAGTGTTGATCAACACTCGCTGAACGTGGTCCCAATCATCAGCGGCCAAGCATGGCGTTTCCCGGCTGTCGACAAGCAGACCGTGGATCGCGTTACTCCCATAAAGTTTTATGGATCGAGGAGAGCCTTTCGGGCTCTGTTCAACAATAATAAAATTACGTTTTGTCTTGGTCATGTGGAATAGTTTTTGATGGGGGCTAAACGATACTTTTGGACCAGTAGCACATTTTAATTCACACATAAAAAATCCGCATGAATCGTGATAACCAAGTAAATCAGGCACACCATAAGAGGCCCAAGATTCTAGTCTAGTCCAACTTATTTTTGGGGTATTTTTCTTGATTGTAAGCCACAGTTTCGACTCTTTTTTCATCGTACACACCTTTGATTACTTTGTTAACTATAAGACTTGTTCCGTCAAAAGATTTGTCGGAATTTGCACCAAGTAAACCAAGTAAGAATAGTAATATCTTCATAATTGACTTGTACGCTAATGTACGTTATAAGTCAATAACGGGATATCAAGAGAAATCACAAAGTAGCCTTGCTCTGTCCCTATAAAATTATGCCAGCACCAGCCAAATTAAGCGAAAGACAAATAAAGTTTGCAGAATTACTTGTATACAATGAAGGACGTATGTCTCCAGCAGAGTGTGCAAAGCAAGCTGGTTATGAGTCAAGGCCCAGACAGGCAGCATCAGAGTTAAGGTCTGCAAAGAGATCACCTCTAGTAGTTAAATACATTGGCGAGCTAAGAGCAGAGGTACAGGAGAAGTATGGTATCAACTTCGAAAGACACATCACAGAACTTGCAAAGATAAGAGATGACGCTAGAAAAAAAGGAGCGTGGTCAGCAGCAACTAATGCAGAAGTAGCCAGAGGTAAGGCAGCAGGATTATATGTAGATCAGAAGTTAATCATGACAGGTAATCTAGATAAACTTTCAGAGGCAGAACTAGAACTTAAAATGAAACAAATTCTAGATGAGCATAAAGATTTAATAGAAGCTGTAGATGTAACGCCAGAGGCTACGATTTCAGATAAATCACAACAAGCATAACAAATAATACAACACCAGAGTGGTTGTTAAAAAACTTATTTATCATTGCGTAAAGTGTTTTTAGGTTTGTAATCATATTTTGTGGGTTTGAGTGGAGCTTTGATACCTTGAGAGTCGGGTCCTTTCACCGGTGGTATAGACTTCCATTTTACATTAGGCATGTTCTTCGTCAAGGTCTTATTTTTCATTAATTTTCTCCATTTTTAATATACAACCAATAGGATATACATTTCTGTCAGAAAATAATTCATCTCCTACTTCGTAAGAAGCAAATGTCCAAAGGTTCTTTCTATCCTTTTTATATACATATGCTTGCGTAATCATAATACTTGGTTTGAACTTGTCAAACTCTTCTACAGTAGCATGACCTGCATCGCCGGTGATATCAGCCCATGTAATCTTATAGAAGTAATACTTCTTGTTTTTAATTACAGTAAATTTATATTTAGATTTTTTACGTCTTTTCAATTTGGGCATATCTATTTACACTATAAGGGATATTTTAGGGCAAAAAAAGTTTTAAAAAAAACAAAAAGGGTCGCGCGCGCCGGATACCAACTTTGATAGTGTGCCACCTGTGCCACCAGAAAAAATCGCTCTGGCACAGCTATTATTCGCTACTACCAACACTTATAAGCCAAAAACACCCCTTGTGCCACTGTGCCACCGAAAACTTTTGCTATGACTTAAAAAAAAAATTGCTCCAGAATATCTCTTATGTCTGGCACAGATTATGTCTAAATTGTGGCAAGATTGTGGTAATTCCGTGTCTAGCACTGTAGGTACCTGTGCTAGACGACGTGGCAGGGCCTTTCTGGGTACTTTAGGCATGCCGGTACCCTCCCCCTGCCGCTACTCGGTTAATGATATACACAACCTTTGCGTGTATCATCTGAATTTTGTTCATCATTTGGACCATCTGTAGGTTGCTGACCCATTTCTAAAAAAATCTTCCAATGGTCTCTGTTTATAAAACCACAGCTATCAAATATAGCAGCTGCTTCGTCTGCATCTTTACAGTTAACAAACAACATAATGTTTAACACTGTGTTGTGGAACATATAAACTGTTCCTTTGCTTTCTCTGTCCATGTCTTTATACATCTTTACAACATCTTTACGGATGTGTTTGATTGGTCTTGCTTTTCTCTTCTTTGTTTTTTTTCTCATTTGTTTTCCTTTCGTTGTTTTCATATTATATATATAGTGGGATAATCTGATATGTCAAGTCTTATTATATGTTAATGATCTAAATAATCTATCATTGTCATGTTTTAACACTAATCTTGCAGGATTAGGGTCATTTACCAATACAGATTCTTGTATCTCTAATCTTCTTAAATCTTCTAGGTGTCCATCTTGGGTCTCAATATAAACGTGGCAGTCTGATATCATTGTACCCTTCTGTCCGTCAGTGAATTTTTCTAGAATTTGCTGTAGATCTCTTAATCTCATTTAACCTCCTTTGTTCTCTTGCCCATTGTTTTACTTCTTCATACCATAATGACCTGAGCTGTTCATTTTGGGTCTTATGATACTTCCTTGCTATATCGTCTATTTTCTTAATCCTTGCCTTTGAGTTCATCATAATATTCATCTACCTTTTTTAACCATTGATGTTGATATTTCCTCATCTCAAGACCTTGTATAATAAATTCTTGATAGAAGTTGTCTTTACTACACATCATAATAACACCTTTTTGTATCTCTGTTTTGTGCATGTAGTTGTGGGCCATTGTATACGCTGCTAATTGATGACAATAGTCTTCAATCCACTCACGTCTCTTTGGCTTATTAGTTTGTTTAAAATCTACAATAGCAAGATCTCCTTTATGCATACCGACCATATCTGTTTGACCTGCGTATAGTCCAGGATAGTATAGGCAACACTCCAATCCATAAACTTCTGTAATATTAGACAAACCTTGTTCTATAACTCTCTTAGCCATGTTGTGTGCTTCTTGACCAACAGTTGTCATATCCATATATCCTTGTCCTCTGATATACTCTTCAAGTATCTTGTGCATCGCTGTTCCTCTTGCACCTGATTGCTCCACGATCCGCGCTGCGTTGGCCTCGCCCTCTCGTTTACGCCAATTGGCTAACGATTCGCGCTTCTCGGCTGATTGTGTAGCTGACAGTATAGTAGTGACTGAGGGTAGTTTAGCGCTGTCAATAGCGTAATGACGTTTACCATCGATAGTCTCTCTAGTTGT